TATATCTTCTGGTAGTAGTTCCCTTCCAGTAGAATCCAACTATATTAGCTATTATAAACTGCTGCCATCCTTCTAAGGTGAATGGTTTACCAGAATGTTTACCTGTATAATGCTTCAATGTGCTGATAAATAGAATGGCTCTATCTACCTTATCCTCTTTAAATTCCAAATCATCCCTTTTAAGGTCATTCTGGAATCTCTTACAAGCCAGCTTAATAGTTTCACCAGCTATTATTTCACCATTAAGAACCCTACTACAATATTCATAGTAAAGTTTGGTATTCATTACCTAGTTTCCTTTCCTTCCTTTATAAACTGCTCAAATGGGTTATACCCGTCCTGTTCTATTTTAGGCAATTTAGTTCTAGCCTTAGCTGTTAGTCCGAACTCCAGCATAACTTTCATAGCCTGTGTTTGAGCATCTTTAGCAATCTTAATAGCTGGGTGCGGTGCAATGTTACCCCTATCACTGGTAACAGTCAAACCTTCATCTTCTAACTGTTTGGATGCCTTAATGAACATACTGTAGTTTCTAGCCAGCATTGTTAAAGCTGCACTATCCACATTCTCTAACATACCAGTACTATCCAGCTGTTCCAGTACATTCTGCATATATACCTTAGCATCCTTTTCAATGTCCTTTGGAATAGTGTAATTTATCATATTATAGTCTATTTAATTTTTATAATTTATAAAGCTATGCAATGGCTCTAATTGACTTATAATCACTATAATACAATTATTAAAGAATATGAATTATTTATTTGGAAGTCTGTTAAGATGTTAGTAAATTTGTAATACAATTAAAGGCTAAACTATGGAAAGAAGAAGTAATTACCCAATAGAAATTAAAGCAAAAATAGACCTAAATACTGACCTGCTACTAACGGAACTACAGCAATTACTAGGCAAAGACAGGTCTAAACTACTAAGATTGATAATAGCAGATTTCTTTAATAGAAATATTGATATTATAGATGAACATACTAACCACAAATCAGATAAAGCACCACTGATAGAAGCCATACTAAAAGACTTCTTCAATTATAACAGGGAAACCATTAACCAGTACATTAAATTCAAGAATGATAAGACCACCTAAATCAGTCCTTCTACAGTATATATATGATTACGGACTAGACAAAGCAGCATCATTATTTCACATTGATACAGAAACAGCAGATAAGATAATTAACTGGAAGCCACAATATGACCAGTACAGCTACAATACAGTAATAGATAAGCCACTTCATAGAAATGCTTCTAAAATAGCTGATATAATAGCCAAACATTATCCCGAATTAGTAAAGCAATACACCACATACTATAAAGATACTATCTATATGTCCCAGACTGTAGAAGACTTCCTACAGAAAGCAGTAATAAGATGTATGGAAGTAGGGCTGGAAGATGTAACAGAAGAATCTGTATTAGAACTACTAAGAGTGCAATTCAATACTATAAGATGCTATGCTAAGAAGTCCAGCTATACAATGAATAGTAAATTAGCACCATTGGAAGTACAGAATGAAGAAGGTGAATACATAATACCATCAGAACTATATGCCATACCTAAAGAAACCGAATAAGCAGCCTTCCAGAACATTTAACAGGGAAGAAAGACAGAAGATATACCAATCTACCAAATGGAAGGAATTAAGACTAGCTAAGCTAATGCAGCAGCCATTATGTGAACTCTGTTTAGCCAAAGGCATTATTAATGCAGCAGAAGATATTCACCACATAGATTCCTTTATGAATTATACTGGCACTAAAAGACTAGCCAAAGCATTTGACTTTAATAACCTTATGTCTATCTGTAAAGAGTGCCACGCAAAAGAACATCACTATGAACATTAAATTAAGCATACCAGTATTACAAGCATTAACCAATAATGAAGCATTTACTTACTTCTGCACATTAGTAGCTATTAGTAAGAATCCAGATAGTACTATTAAAGATATAGTAAGAATAACTGGTGTTAGTGAAACTACCATCTTTAACCATCTAAAGAAGTTTGAAGAAGTAGCCAACCTAACAATAGATAGAACTGGATGCAGTAATAAGTATAGCTATACAGAACCTACCAAGTTCTTTGTAACCATAGATAGCAGCCTGTTAGATACAGATGTAGATAGATTAGTAATCGGCTTCTTAATCCGATTCAAATGCTGGTCTAGAATAGCATCCAATATTGTAGACCTATCTCTGAACAGAATAGTTCACGAAATAGGGGTACAACATAATACAGTATATTCAGCTTTAGAAGCTGGTCTAGTGGAAAGGAGTGATAAGAAACTTTACTTTAAGTTCATTCATCCATCACTTTGCGTACTGTAATACAAGAATATAGCTGTTATAGCACCCTCAATATAAATTTTAAAATTTGTTACAATAAGTTTGGATATGTCAAAATATTTCACTATCTTTGTATTACAATAAATGAAGGAAACTATCATACTGAAACATAGATTTTAATTCGATTATCTAAGTGGACTGGCTAGCTGATTAGCCAGTTCTTCCACTTAATTCACATCTAAGAATCACAAAGTTATTACCATAAGTACCTTTTGAGCATATTTTAGGTACTGATTGTTAATTATTCATCATAATTTTAAGTTTGGGTTAGTTAAGCGTAGAATAGTAAGCGTAGTGATACGCTTATTATTTTATTTCAAGTGTAACCAAAATTTGCAAATTATACCTTTAAGACTACTAAAAAAGTTACATACCCAAACTTAAATTATTTGCTACAGATATACATCTATTCAGATTTCTACTTACCCAGATAGCGTAACCAAATTATTCAAACTTTAGAGATACTAAACTACAGATTCTTTACAAACTAATCTAAACTAATTATTATGAAAACATTATCAATCAATTCAAGCAATGGCTATTTAAACCTATCAGATTTACCTTATAACTGCATCTTTAATAAAGTTGTTACTGGTTGTGGTGGAACTACTATAGTTCTTTTCAATAATGAAAACTATGTAATAGCAGTACCCACTACCGAACTTATTACTAATAAGACTGGTCTTAGTGAAGCTGGTGTAGCTACTATTACTAACTATGATGGTAAAGAGCAAACTGTATTCGGCTTATTCGGTGTATTCTCTTATTCAGTAAAGAAGGAATTAAAGAAATATGCAGAAGGTAAAGGAACTAAGAAGATTATGTGTACTTATGATAAGATAGGTAAATTAGCTGAATACTTAGAACCAACTGATTACAGGTTACTGGTAGATGAATATCACATCTTACTAAAGGCTTATAGCTACAGAAGTAAAGCTATAGATGGTGTATTAAGTACCTTTAGAAGCTACAAATCATTCTGCTTTATGTCGGCTACTCCTATTCAAGCCGATTTTAAACCTAGCTGTTTAGCAGATGTAGAAGAAATAGAAGCTGTTTGGGATGAAACTGATACAATGATAGTTAAACTGGACTTAACTAATAAGCCATATATTAAGGCTGCTAACTATATCAATGCTTATAAGAAAGATGGGTTTATAGAAATAAATGGTAATAGAAGCTATGAAGCCTTCTTCTTTATAAATTCAGTTACAGATATAGCATCCATCTTACAATACTGTGACCTTAGTAATGAAGAAGTAAAAATAGTATGTGCAGATAATGAAAGTAATAGAGCCAAATTAGCAGGATATACCATTACTAATAGTAGAAGTGAGAACAAGCCGTTTACCTTCATTACTAGTAAATCCTTTGAAGGTGCAGATTACTTTAGTGATTCGGCTTTATGCTTTGTAGTTAGTAATAGCACTAATACTAATACCCTGCTGGATATTTCTACTGATATATACCAGATAGCAGGTAGAATTAGAACTGAATCAAACCCATTTAGAAACTTACTGGTACATATCTTTAATACTACAGGAAACAGAAATATAGAACTGGATATTACTTATGAAGATATGGTAAAGCGTACTAATGATAATATAGAAGGTGCTAATGAAATTATTAGTGCTATCAATAACAGCAGCGACAAAGCTAAAGAAATGGCTAAGAAGATGCTTAATAGTCAGTATGTAATGCAGGATAAGGAAGGTAATTACTTTGTAAATGATATGTTAGTGAAGCTAGACCTATTTACATTCAGATTAGAACAGTCTATTTATAAAGATGGTATAGCACTTAGAAGTGCATATAATAAGAATGATATGCTTACTACTGATATTACTGTAGAAAAGATTACTGATTCAATGAAGAAGGCTGGTAAGAAGATGTCCTTTAAAGATGCTTTCCTTAGATATGCAGAACTTATTAGTAAGATGGTGATTACTACAGAAACTGATACTTTAGCTAAGATACAGCCTTTAATAGTTAATGCTTATCATAGATTAGGTGTAGATAAGGTTAGAAGCCTTAGATATTCAAAATCAGCAGTAGAAGCAGCTTTAATTAACTGGGAATCCGATAAGAACAAAGATACTAAAGTAGCACAAATACTAGGTAAGAGAATTAAAACAGGATTCTATAGTAGTGCTGATATTAAAGGCTGGATAAGTGAAGCCTATACTGCTGTAGGTATTATAGATAAAGTCAAAGCTACCGACTTAACTAATTGGTTTGATTGTGAAGCATCTACTAAGAGAATTGATAGCAAAGTAACAAAAGGATTCATAGTTTACAGACCTAAGATAGTGTTTAAATGAATTATTAAAATTATTGTAATTTAGTTTTGATATGTAAAATATTATTATTACATTTGCAATATGATAAAGAGTTAAATGGGAATGGCTTTATCATTCTGGTTAGTGAGTAATTTAGTTCTATTTTACTACTAATCAAAGTAATAATACTACAGATACTTCTACTACAAAGATTCTTCTTATAGATTATCCTACTACAAAGATTCTATCAATTTATTTACACACCAAATTCTGTATTTAGATTTACTATCTTATAGATTATCCGAACATAAAGATTATTGAGATTCGTTATTCATTCAGTAAGGTAGTCTGTGAAGATAGCCTTACTTTACTTTGATTATTAACTACTTAAACTATATATACTATGTTTACAACCTATGTATTACTAACATTCTTAGCAGTTCTAATGTATTTCCTTATTAGGACTGTAGTAAATGAGATTAAACAACATATCACAGAAGAAACAGATAGGGTTATTAAGGCTATTAAAGATAAGAACTATGTGGGTAGATGAAGAAGCAGTTATATTAGAATCAGATGAAGCATTAAATATACTAAGTGAATGAAACGTATGTCAGAACAAACTATTAACGCAATTATTAACTACTTAGTCCAGCAACCTTATAAAGATGTAGCTGAACTGTTACAGATGATACAGCAGGATTTACAAACTAAAGAAGAACCTGCTAAGGAAGAATAACCCATTAGCCTGTAAATGATATATGGTTAATGTGAATGGCTAATGATTTATGCATAATGGAATACAGGCTAGTACAAACTACTAGCTTAAATGGACAAATTCGATGAATTAGAACTAAATGGAAGAAAACTATTAGAATCATTTTTAATACAAGTGGGTGCTACTAATCTGCATCCTACAGAAGATAAGTTTGCACCAGTGGACTACTATTTTACTTATAAGGATAAGAAGGTAGTAGCCGAAATAAAGGTAAGAGATATTAAGTATGAAGGCTATGATACTCACTTAATGGAAGTATCTAAATATAAGTCCTTAGTGAAGGATAAGAAAGATAGCCAGTCAGATACAGCATACTACATTAACTTCTTTACAGATGGAACTAAAGTTAATGCCTATTGGTATACTACCAGTACTATTAGGAACTTTGGTACTATAGATTATAAATACTGTCCGACTACTACAGCAGCCGATAACGGTAACTACTATAAGAAGGTTATTATGATTCCTTCTAATAAGGCTCAAAGATTTACCTTAGTAAATGGTAGGTGGAAGAAGAAATAAATTGTTATGAACTTTAAAGAGCCTAGTCTGCCTTAATTGGTAGATTAGGCTTTAATATTCTTATTATTATTTGTGCATTTTTATTGGTCAAATTTATATATTTGCAAAAGTGTTAGACGAAAGATTAATAACTCTTTTTAATTTGTTATCGCAATGAAGGTATTTAAATTATTAAGTATGGCTCTGATTGCCATTTCTATTAGCACCAGCTTCACAGCTTGCAATAATGATGAAGAACCAGTAGTACCACCTATAGAAGAAGAGTATATAGATGTACCACTAAAATTATCTATAGATGCTTCTATAGATATAACAGATGAACCTATAAGTCGGGCAGGTAATCAAAATCCTGTATATGCAATAGAAGTACAAGAAATAAATCCAAATACTTCTTTAATTAGTGGTTATGCTTATGGTTTTTTTAGAAATTTAAATAATATAACCGTGAAGTTAAAGAAGAATAGAGAATATAGAATATCTGCCGCATTATATTATGACTTCTTCTCTAAATGGGAATTTCGCACTCAAGGTACTACAGGTTCTATGGGATATATACATCATAAAACTTATACAGATGAACTTATATATTATCCTATGAATGGGAACTTTTACGGTATAACCAATTGGTATATCCCCAATACAGAAGATTATCATACTACTAATTTTATAGAAGGGGATGGATATTATGCTATTATAGACAAGTTTTCTCCAACATTAGACAATGTGTGTTCTATGGAACTTAAAAGAGTTGCATCAGCCATTGAGATTGGTGTAGAAGGACTGTCCGAAGGAAAAATACAATGTATATTGAATTGCAGACATAATAACAGTGAATTAAAATATCAATTAACATCTAAAGAACCAATATTATCTCAAATGTTTGTTTATAACGACTTACTGTCAGAAGAAGAGGCTAAAATTAGATTATATGTTAATTATGTTCCCACTGTAGGTGAACCAATAGCACTTATTAGTGAAACTTATTTGTTTACAAGAAATAAACGTAAGAAGATTCTTATTAAATTGAATAATAGTGGAGAATCTGAGAATGCAAATATAGGATTTAATATTACTCCAGAAAAAGTGGAGTTTATAGATGAAGAACAAATAGTACATAATTGTACCATAAATTAATATCAACAAATACAAAAGTAAATCTATGTATTGTAAAGGATGTGGAAAAGAAGTTGCCGACGATTCTAAATATTGTCAGCATTGTGGTATTAAGCTAGTAAATAATGCAGATGCTACTAACAAATGTTCTCTATTACTTTCTGCATTGGCGAAGGTTAAATTATCGAACAAAGCTAAAACCGCCCTCTCTTACTATATGGTTTGGTTTGTTATTAATATGATATGTTTAATATTTTATGACAAAAATAGAGATGCAAGTGATTGGCTGTTTCCATTTGTATCTACAGATTTAAGATATTATGATGGCTCTGAATTTATATTATATACATTGTTAATACCATACTTAATATACTGGGGAACTACTCTTTATAATAAAAGTAAAAAATCGTAAGCCCCCGATAAAGTACCCGTTGTCTTTGTATCTTTAAGTCTCGATCTTTGCCAGAAAAAAGACTATGCAAAAA